AATATGTTGTTGATATATCTCAAAATACATCAATATTAAATGGTACGTGTAATGTTAATGGAACAACAATGGACGTTTTAACGTTTACGGGTGGTACATTATCCGCAGGGCAAATTATTTCAGGACCAACTCTTGCTCTTGGAACTAAAATTGTTAGTCAAGTGAGTGGTACTACAGGAGGTGTTGGACAATATATTATTGATATAACCCAAACACTTACGGGAGAAAACTTTACTGTGGTTACACCAAATATTTTTTATGTTACTAATTCAGCAACAGGGGGGTATTCACAAACTGAAATCCAAACATTAATTAATGATGGTAAAATGGTGATGACAACAAATTCATCAGGTAAAATTATTGAAATAAGTGGTTTTGATCCTAACGATAATGATAGATCATTAAAAATAACACCTTGGTCAACAATAGTTAAAACTACTGAAGGTGATAAATATTTTATAATGCCATCTTTTGGTTATACAAAAAATCAAACAAAAGACGAGTGTTTTAAAAATAACAAAATGAAAGTAGAGGTTTCTAGTAATCCTGCGGTCTTTAACGGATCGGTTAGATTATTTTGGGGATCACCAAACTATGGTTATTTTGATAATACTAAAATTACAAAACCAAACCCTGATTCATATTTGAAAGAAATATTGTCGGATAAGAAAACACAACAGAATTTTTCATTGAATGGTGATATTACAAAATACGATAAAATATCGGAAATGTTTACAACATTTGATACGGAAATATTAGATTACTTTGAACAAGAGTTCTTAAATTTTAGTAGATCAATTTACGATTTTAAGACATTGGTTCCAAGTGATAAAGATGTTGAAACTGAATCTGAAAGATCATACAAGAACTTTCAATTATTAATGAGAGAATTATTAGTTGTTGAAAAACCATCTACCCTTAATTCCGAGGGGATGATTAATTCTGTTATAGAAAAACAAAAAACAAATTTTCAAGGGATACTAACTAATTTCTTAGAATATAATGTTGTATTGAAAATGGGTAATCCATCTATGTTTGATAGAAGAACATTCTTAACATTCTCCACTAAATTCTTAATTGATCCTGTATCTTATCAAGGGTATAATCAAGGAACAACAGGAAGTTTACCATCAAATGGTGGAACTACTACATTGGCTCAATCTAAAACTGCAAACCCTGAAACATGGAAAACGTTGGAGAAATATGTTGGATTTTCCGAAATACCTGAGTTAGTTTATTCTGATAATGGATCATATATTACGGATTTCTTTATTGATTTGAATGTACAATTTACGGAAAAAAACGTTAAAGATTTTGCTCCGTTGATTATGTTATATGCAACTCAGAAACTTAATAACTTTAAAGTCCCAACAAATAACGTTGTAATACCAAACCCTGTACCGACACCCGTACCAAGTCCTCAAACACCTGGTGATTTATTAACTACAGTAACACTTAAAGATACTAAAACAATTTCGGTCTATAAATTTGGACCACAAAAATATTGTGTTTATAAAGACACTAATGGAACAATATTATTTACAGGACAACCTGCAAGTGCGTCACTATATCCAATTAATACCCCTCTAATAAATGAAATTATAATTAGTCAATATGGTAATTTGGCAACAAGTCCTAATGACAATCAATTCATTGTAAGTACAGTAAATAATACCACATCACAAGTTACCACAACTACAACTACTCTTCCTATTGTACAAAATTTAGGTAATAGTGTAGATGGGGTTAAGTTTTATGGTCTTATGGATGAATACCTTGATAAATCAGAAACTTACTTAAAAAATGTTATTTCTAATTTAATGACAGGTGTACGAGCTGGCTTACCAAATATTACAATAGAAGGTGATAAAGGTAATAAGTCACAACTTGAGGGAGAACAAACAAGAGTTGAGATGTGGGAGACATTTAAAGCATTCAATGATACGTGGGTTGCCGGTGGTGACTTTAAATCAAAAACAATGTTTGAAGATGTTTTATTATTTGATAGGGCAAGTAGAGACGTTGGACAAAAAGTTTATGTTGATATCTTCAAAATTAAAGATTTAATTGAAGGGTCATTATATAAAAATAATATGTTAGATATTGTGTCAACAATTTTAACTCAAAATAATTTTACTTATTTCCCATTACCTGCTTACGCTAATTTCTATAATGCACAAGACGCAGAAAAAAATCCTGTACCAAGAAGTGAAGGATCAACTGAATTTGCTAACTCATTTTGGGGCACATTCTTAAATGTGGACTACAGAAATACATCACCTAAGTTTTTATGTTATTACGCAAACAAACCTAGTCAGTATGTGGATATGAAGGACAATGTTGATTATAGATTTAGAGATGATGCTTTTGATCTTAGAAGAGCAAGTGATAACCCATTAGTTGAAAGTCAATCTAACAAAAAGAATTGGGATAAATCAAATAAGGTAGTTGGGTTTAATATTGATATTAGTAATCAAAATCAACAAATATTTAAAAACTTTAGTGTTGGTCAAGATGTGGGAAAACCTACTGCAGAATCTTTGGAAATGTTAAATCAAATGGCAAATCAAAGTAGAAACAGAAGTACAGGATCTCAAAACGTATCTTTATATAACTTATATAGAAATAGAAGTTACGAATGTTCTGTTGATATGTTGGGTAACGCTCTAATACAACCAATGATGTATTTTAATGTAAGAAACATACCTATGTTCTCAGGACCATATATGATTACTTCGGTAACTCATCAGATTAGTGATGGTGAATTTAGTACAACATTTAAAGGTACAAGACAACCTTTTTATAGTTTACCTAAAATTGACAGTTTTATACAATCTTTAAGTTTAAATATAATTTCTAAATTACAAGAACAAGTAAAGGCAAATGAGGAGAAATCTAAATCATCACCTGAAAACGTAATATTCCAAAAAAATAATGTGGTTTCAAATGTAACCGGTACTGATACAATAACTAAAAATCAAGATTGTTCTGATAAAATTAATAGTGGTTATGTTGGATATACACCATTAGATAGTCCAGCATCAACTCAAATATCATATAAGGACTTTAAAAAACTACTTGGAGATAGGATTGTTGCAAGTGGAATACCAAAAGAAACCACAAGTGGTGGGGTTACAAAACTAAATGATAATTTTGCAAAATTGTCAGGGGTTTTATTCTCGTTTATTTATTTGGATTCTGCGTCATCAAGTGGGTTAAAGGCGTATGAAAATAATTATAGTACCATTAATTTAACTGAAACTTATGGGCAAATATTAGCGTCTACAACTAATAAAAAATACTATTGTTTATCAAGAGGTACTAATTTGAATATACCTGTAGTGTCATTTATATCTGCTGAAAAATTTGTTGATTTTGCAATTGGTAAATTTAAAGATAGATTATCTTTAATAAAAACAGCTACCGATGCAGAGATTGTTCAACTATATGTAACTAAGTATCCTAACATCCAACCTGATAATGTTTATACTGAAATGACAGAACAAGATAAAAATACATTACAAAATAAAGTAAAACAAGCAATAGATATATATAACTCATTAAATTAATTTTATTGAATAACTAGATATTTATAAATAAAAACAATTATGGATACAAAATTAATTTTAGACAACTACTTGGGTAAAAACACAAGAGTGTCAGAGAAAGATAAAGGTAATGGGTACAAAGAAGTTTGTGACTTAGACACTGGAGATTGTTATACGCTTAGAATAAAAGACGGATTGATTGAGAGAGTTGATAATACTATGAACACATTCAAAAAAATCCAAGTAGAAACTAAAACAGGAATTAAACAATTATTAAACGGATAACCATGGCAATAGATAAAAAAATATTAAAAGAAATAAGTAGATTTAATTCTATTAACAAATACATAAGTGAACAAGTTGATCCTGCATTAGATCCAGCGTTGGCACCACCTGCGGATCCTGCTTTAGCACCTGATCCTGCCGCTGGAGCTCCACCTGTTGATCCTAATGCTCCTGTTGATCCTAATGCTGCACCCGCAGACCCTAACGCAGTTGCTCCAATTCCACCGGCAGCACCTGTTGATATTGCAACCGATCCTGAGGTAGAAGAACTTGGTGCTGAGGGGGAAGAAGAAGAAAACAAAGAAGAATTAGATGTTACAGATTTAGTTAAGAGTCAAAAAAATATGGAACAAAAACAAGAAGAATATTTTGATAACTTATTTGCTCAACTAAAAACTCTTGAGGAAAAATTAGGTGAAATGGATGGTTTGGTAACAACCATAAATAATTTAGAAACTAAGTTTGATAAATTTAGACCAAAAACACCACAAGAAAAATTAGAACTAAGAAGTTTAGATTCAGGACCTTTTAACCAAAAATTATCTGATTTCTTTCAAGACAAAGAACCTGATATGGAAAAATCGGGTAAAAATGAATATGTGTTAACAACTGATGATGCTAATAATTACTCAACAAATGATGTTGAAACTTCATTTAATGATTACGACGACGAAGACACAAATATGATGTAATACTTTAGAGAGGGACATTGATGTCCCTCTCAAGTTTTTTTTAAATATTTTATTGACTACCCTACTTTTTATAACTATATTTTCTACGTAAACCTTTAATAAATATATACAAAATGGCGACAAACAATGTTTTAGATGCAGTTTTGGCTCAGTATGAGAGTTCAAAACAAAGTGGTTCTTCTTCCACTTCAAAATTCACACAAGAAGAAAGAATGAAAAAGTATTTCGCAGCAATCCTTAAGGATAACGAAAAACAAGGTCAACGAACAATCCGTATTTTACCTACAACTGATGGATCATCTCCTTTTAAGGAAGTTTGGTTTCACGAAATCAATGTTGATGGTAAATGGCAGAAGTTCTATGATCCAGGAAAAAATGACAACGAACGTTCACCTTTGAATGAGGTATATGACGAGTTAATGTCAACAGGTCGTGAATCCGACAAACAATTAGCAACACAATACAAAGCACGTAAGTTTTATATTGTTAAAGTAATTGACCGTGACCACGAAGAAGATGGTGTTAAATTTTGGAGATTTAAACACAATTACAAACAAGAAGGAATCCTTGACAAAATTATTCCAATTTGGAAAGCAAAAGGTGATGTTACCGACTCTGATACTGGTCGTGACTTAATCCTTGAACTTACAAAGGCAAAGACTCCAAAAGGAGCGACGTATACGGTTATTCAAACTGTTATGTATGACGATCCGGCACCAACACATGAGGATGCTGAACAATCATCAACATGGGTCAACAATGAGTTGACTTGGGAGGACGTATACTCTAAGAAACCTGTTGAATATCTTGAATCAATTGCAAGAGGTGAAACTCCACGTTGGGACACTGACGCAGGAAAATACATCTACTCAAATAATCAAGAAGAAGAGATTTCTATGGGTGGAAGTGTAAAGTCTGAAGTTAAAAAGGCTGATCCTCAGTCTAATCAAGAAGTTGACGAAGATTTACCATTCTAATTAAACTTTAACATGGACACTTGGAATACTGAGTGTCCATATTTTTTAAAATCAAAAAAATGAGCAAAATAGCAGAAAAAATGTATGAGGCATTGTCCTTAAAATATCGTAGTGAAATCGCTGAGGCGGAAGCAACATTATTAGTTTATTTAACTTCACCTGTCGGTATTGGTGAACACCCACAACATCTTGAAGAAATGGATAAGTTGGTTGAAAAATTCGCTAATGCACAAGATAAACTTGAGTCATTGGAAAAAATTCGTAAATATAATTCAGCAATTACACAATAACATGGCGATAAGAAAAAGAGAAATATCTTTAGAGACAATCAAAGGTAAGTACTCAACAAAAACAAAATACAAACCAGAAAGTTTTTATAATCTTGGAGAGGCTTTTTTGGGGTCATCTGGATTACCGGGACCCATTATGGGGGGTATAAATATGTTTTTAGGTCACTCTAATACTTCAAAAACAACGGCAATGATCCTTGCTGCAGCAGACGCTCAAAAAAAAGGACATTTACCTATTCTTATTATTACTGAGAAAAAATGGTCTTGGGAACACGCTATTGAATTAGGGTTACAGGCAGAAAAAAACGAACTTGGTGAGTATGATGGTATGTTTATTTTTAATGATTCGTTTGATGTGATTGAACAAGCAACTGAATTTATTAATGATATTCTTGATGCCCAAGAAAAAGGTGATATTCCTTATAGTTTATTATTTTTGTGGGATAGTATCGGTAGTATACCTTGTCAGATGACTTTTGATGGTAAAGGTGGAGGAATGCACAACGCAAAAGTATTAGCGGATAAAATTGGTATGGGAATTCATTCAAGAATCTCAAAATCTAAAAAAGAAGAATATCCGTATTACAACACTTTGGTTATTTTAAATCAACCTTGGGTGTTACTTCCTGATAATCCATTTGGTCAACCTGAAATCAAAGCTAAAGGTGGTGAAGCGGTATGGTTGGCATCATCATTAGTATTCTTATTTGGTAATCAGAAAAAGGCAGGTATTAGTCACATTGATGCGACTAAGAATGGTAGAAAAGTATCGTTTGCAATTAGAACTAAGATTTCAATATTAAAGAATCACGTTAATGGTCTTGGGTATAAAGATGGTAAGATCATCGCAGTACCACAAGGTTATATTACAGACACAAAAGAATCTTTGGATAACTATAAGAAAGAATATTCTGATTATTGGGAAACAAAATTAGGGTATTCAGATTATTCTTTGGATGAATCTGATGATGACTCTGACGAGTAAAAAGTATTTCAAACGACTTAAAAATTTTAAATGGTCAAAACATTAATTGTTGATGGTAACAATTTATTAAAAATAGGATTTCACGGAGTTAAGGATTTTTATAATAATGGGGAACACATTGGTGGAACTTGGCATTTTCTTAACACAATTCGTAAATTTTTAGAAGAAACTAATTTTAATAAAGTTATGGTCTTTTGGGATAGTGATACAAACTCATCACAAAGAAAATTAATATATCCAAAATATAAGATGAATCGTAAGTCTTC